GTAGAGTTCGCAATGATTCCAGATTCATTCCGCAAGGATGTCCTTGGAGAGATTGAAGATTCAAACGGAGTTATTTACGAAGATTCTGGAGCGGTTGCAACACCTTTTGCACTCCTTTTTCAGTTTGAGGGAGACGATAAGGGAACAAGACACGTTATGTATAATTGTACCGCTACAAGACCAAATGTTGAAGGTTCTACAAAGGAAGATTCAACAGAAGTTAAGACAGAGACAATGACAATTTCTTGTGCATCTGTCTACAACACCGCTTTGCAGAAAAATATCGTTAAGGCTAGATGCTTGAACGATGGTACAAGCGCAACAACATATGCATCTTGGAATAGTGAAGTATATCAGCCAGAAGCATAAATAATAGTAGTAAACTACAAGAGGATAAGGGGTGAAGCAATACGCTTTGCCCCTTTATTTTTTTAGAGAAAAGGAGAAGGCAAAATGTTCAAAACATTAACATTGACACTAGCAGACGGAGAAACAACAAAGGATTTTGGATTCCTTGCGGTTGGTACAACACCATATAGATATAGACAGGTGTTTCATTCGGATTTGATGAAAAATATTACGGATTTAGTTAACGGAAGATTGGAAGCAATCGGAGACAATGCAGACTTTATGGTTACAGATAGACTTGCATTTATTATGAATTGCCAAGCAGAAAAAATGGATATGTCTTGTATTAATTTTGATATGTTCATTGAGTGGTTGGAACAGTTCGATGCAGCTTCGATGTTTAATCATTTAAATGATTTTATCAACATCTATTTAGGCAATAAAGAAAGCACATCAAACCCAAAAAAAGAGGAAGAGCAATAGACAGGGAAAATAACACGGCATTATATATGCTTCGTGCAAAACAGATGGGATTGTCTATTGCAGATATGGAAGAACTAGAAGAAGGATTCATAGTCGATATGATGATTGAAAGTGGCAATGATAATTTTGAATACAAAGAAGTTGCAACACAATCTGATTTCGATAAGTTTTAAAGGAGTAATGTTATGGCGGACAGAATCAAAGGCATAACAATAGAGATTGGCGGAAACACTACCAAATTGCAATCAAGTTTGAAAGATGTTAACAAGTCAATCAAAGACACACAATCACAATTAAAGGATGTTGATAAACTGTTAAAACTCGACCCTAAAAATATGGATTTGTTAGTCCAGAAACAGGAGTTATTAAGCAGAGCAACAGAACAGACATCCGAAAAATTATCAAAACTCAAAGAAGCACAAGAGCAGATGAAGGCAAATGGTGTTGATGAGTTATCCGATGAGTATATGGCTCTTAATCGTGAAATTATCGACACCGAAAAGTCAATGGAGAAGTTAGAGGATGAGACAAAGAAAACTAACGAAACCATTGTGAAGGTCGGAAGCGGTCTTGATAAGGTTGCAGATGCCACAGGGAAAATGGCAGAAAAAACCAAGAAACTTTCTGCGGTTGCAACAGGTGTTGTTGGTGGAATGGTTGCGATGGCGGTTCAATCTGGCAAGAATGCCGATGATTTAAACACACTTGCAAAACAGACAGGTTTGTCAACAGATGCATTGCAGAAAATGGCTTATGCTTCTGATCTAGTTGATGTTTCCATTGATGATATAACAGGTGCGGTTAAGCGAATGAAAAAGCAGCTTGATAGCGGAGCGGATAAGTTCGAAGCAATCGGAGTATCAATCAAGGATGCTAACGGAGATTACAGAGACACAGAAGATATCTTTTACGATGTTATAGAAGCATTAGGCGGAATCGAAAACGAAACCGAACGAGATATCGTCGCAATGGATTTGTTTGGAAAATCTGCGGATGAACTTGCGGGTATTATTGACGATGGCGGACAAGCATTAAAGGAACTTGGCGCACAGGCAGAAGCAAACGGAAGCATTATTAGTCAAGAAGATTTGGACAAGGCAAACGAATTTAATGATACCTTGGACAAGTTGAAAGCACAGTTGAGCGGTTCTTTTGGTCAAGCTGCGGTGTCTGTGTTGGAAGCATTAACACCTTTGTTGGAAAAACTCGCACCATTAGTGCAGAAGGTTGCCGAGTGGATAGGTAATATAAGTCCAACAACAATGGCAATTATTGGTGTTATAGCATCATTGTTAGCGGTATTGAGTCCGTTGCTTGGTCTAATATCATCAATTGCAACAGTTATGCCAATTATTATGACAGTTATTGGCGGAATTACCGCACCAATGCTTGGAATTGTGGCGGTTATCGGATTGATTATTGCAGCTATTGTTGTATTGATAAAGAATTGGGATGCCATTAAGCAATCAGCAAAAATAATTGCAGATTTTGTTGTTGAAAAGTTAAAGGCAATGAAAGATAAGGTTGTGAATGTCTTTACATCTTTAGTTGATAAAGCAAAAGAAAAATTTGATTCAATGAAAGATAAAATAAAAGGCATTCTTGATAATATCAAAAATCTATTTGATAAATTGAAACTTAAATTACCAGATATCAAATTGCCACATTTCAAAATCGATGGCGAACTTTCAATCAATCCGCCAAGTGTTCCAAAGTTAAGCATCGATTGGTATAGAAAGGCATACGATGATGCATACATCTTAAATAGCCCAACAATATTTGGTGCATCTGGTGGTCAGTTGCTTGGTGGTGGAGAAGGCAACGGAAGTGAAGCAGTTGTTGGAACAGACAAACTGATGGATATGATATCAGAGGTTGTTGGCAGTCAGAATGTCACAGTTGTTCTTGAAGGTGATGCATCTGAAGTATTCCGTCTTGTTAGAACAGAGAATTCAAGGTTTGTAAAATCAAATGGTTATAGTCCTTTAATGGCATAGAGGAGATAAAATGGCTAGTTTAATTGTTTTAAAAGGAAATTATCTTGGAAATACACTTGATTTGACAAGATATATTCCAATGTCAAAATACTCAATCAACAATATAAGAAATTATGAAGAGTGGACTGATGCAAATTACAGAAGACACAGACAGTTGACTGATGTCAAAGCAGAAGGAACATTTACTTTAAAATTTCCATCAATCCAAAAGTACACAGAATTTGTTGATTTTATAGCAGACAATTCTCATTCTGAAACCGGTGCAATCAAATGTGATGTATGGTGCAATAATACACACGAATCAAAGGGAATTGATGCGTTTTTGGATTTCGAACCACAGAACGATTTGCCACTGTTGGCAGATAACAAAAGTGATGGTTTCGTGGTTACGTTATCAGAAAGAGGATAAAAAATGTTAAGTGTCAGCACTGCAACAAAAAGAGCATATTTTTCTGATGTATCGAACAAGCAAATCAGAGTTGAATTCCCTGATCTCGCTGTTCAATGCAACAATGACAAAATAGTTAATGAGTCATTAAGTATAACAGAAGCAATTTCAACCAAAGATTCAGTTGAGTTTGTTGGTTGTATTGCTTCTTCTATGGAAGTAAAACTGCACGATGTCAGATACAATCTTAAAGGCGAAAGAGTTGAAGTTTTTATTACAACAGACGAGACAGACGATATACCACTGTTTAAAGGAATTGTTGATTCTGTTGTCATAGAATCTGATAGTTTGGTAAAGACTATTACTGCATATGACATTTTATATACCAAAGGCGAAACAGATATTGCGATATGGTATGAAGCAGTATTTCCAACAGCAGAAACAAAAAAAACAATCAAGCAAATAAGAGATTCGCTTTTTGATTACATCGATATAGACCAAGAAGAAACAACTCTTCCAAATGATAATGTTTTGATTGGAAAGCAGTTTGAGCCACAGTCTTTAAAATGTATTACAGTTTTAAAGTCTATATGCCAGATCAATGGTTGCTGTGGAATTATTGGAAGAGATGGAGTATTTAAGTATAGGTTTTTAAAAAATGAATTATATGGAACTTTTCCAAGTTCATTAACATTTGCTTCTTCAGATTTGTATCCTTCTTCAAGTGGTTCTGCGTATTCGGTTAGTTTTTATGAAAAATTAAAATACGAAGAATATAGTGTTAAGCCAACAGAGAAAGTTCAAATAAGAGCAAGTGAAGACGATGGTGGAGTAATTGTTGGCACAGGTTCAAACAAATACATTATTCAGTCAAATATGTTTGCTCAAGGTATGGACGAAACTTCTTTGACAACAATGGCAACAAATATTCTGAATAAATTGAGTTCAATTAGTTTTCATCCATTTACTGCAAATAACAATGGAGCTCCTTTTGTTGAAGTTGGAGACACAGTTCGTTATGTAATATCAAACACAAGAACCGGTACATATGCAGTCAATACATTCATTGTGTTAAGCAGAACACTTTCTGGCATCCAAGTTTTGAAAGACCAATACAATGCAGTTGGTTCAGAAGAGCAGTCAGAATTTATTACTGATTTACAAGCTCAGATTGACACAATCAAAATGAATGGTGGTGGTGGTGGAGATACATACACCAAAGAAGAAACAGACGATTTGATTGATGAAAAAATCAGCGAAAGCATGTTGAATGTTGTTTCGTGTGCAGTTCTTCCATCAACAAGAGCACAAGGCACAATATATCTTGTTCAAGGTGATTTGTGGATAGGTTAAAAGAATGGCAAAAAGAAGATTCAGACAAAATCAATCTGCTCGATTGTACTACAAAGAAAAAGACCACAGAGAAATTGTGTATGATAACAATTATATCAATGGAATTTTGATTGGAAAAACATCAAATCGAATGGATTGGAGACAATATAAACACAAATTATTATTCGGAACAATGTACGGAAGAAAACGTTCAAGTGATTCAGAAGATTGGCATCCGGTTGCATTAGATGTTGAAAATAAATATCTTTCGTTTCCATCAAATTATTATTATTCTTCATCGACTTTTGGATATGCAATTTTAGAAAGTTCGGATTCATTTATGATTGCGTCAACAGTTGCAACAACAAGTGGTCACGATTGGTACACAGTAACATATGATGTAGATATAAGCCAACTCCGTGGTGGTGGAAATGAGTTGCACACTGGTGGAGATGATTTGTATGTTTACATTGCACGAGATGGAGACCTGGCAAACACGCAGTGCATACATTTTTATGAGTTTATTCCTTTTGGTCACAAAGAAGAATACGGTGGTTTTTCTGAATATAGTCATTTGATGCAATTCAAGAATTCAGTGTTCCTCAATCCATATTTAGCAACAAGAGCATATGAAGTTGCACCGGTATTCCAAGGAAAGAGCAAAGATGGTGTCTTTGTTAATTACATTAAACCTAGACAGTCTACAACTGAAGCATATCAAGAAAAGTTGTATAACATCACACCAGATGGAGCACAACTGATTCATACTTTTGATGCTGAAGGAAGTTCGAATGTTTCAAATCAAGTTACATTTTGCACCGGTAGAATTTTGCACAACAATGGCAAATATTGCATTTTACATAGTTATGTGACAACAACAACTCCAAAAATGCAAGGTGTGTATATATATTGGGCAAACGATATAACTCCAACGCAATGGAATCAGACAATTATAATTCCACAAGAAAATCTTCTTGGCAATGGAATTGATGCTTCTTTATATTTTAGAAACAATACTTGGTATTTGTATTGTAGAGAAGCAGTCACAGTGAGCAGAACAACAAAAATTAGATTTTCGTTGTATAAGTCAACAAATCTTTCAAGTTGGCAGAGCGTAAACCTTCCAACATATTTGGATGTTCCTATCATTGAAGATGACCAAACACACGGAGACATTCGAACTTGTGATTTGTACGATAAATTAAGACTTGTATTCAATAGCATTGACAATACAATTCCAACAACTGACAGAGTATTTAACACAAATTTTGTTTCCCCTTCTTCACAAAGTTTTAATTCAAGAATCAATTATCAAATGGATGGACAGTTTGGATTGATGTTTGTTGATGGAAAGCCAGACCAAGAAAGACCATTTGAATATGTTTTTGGTGGTACAACATACACTGATTCTCAAACAAGATATTCAAGATGGTTGTGGTGGTATATAGATAATATGGAGTGCGAAGATTCTGAAAACAACTTTGCTTTTTCTCCATCACAATTGCTTGTTCACTCTCGTGGAGAAGTGGTTCAAGACGATGACTATGTTTTCGGAAGATCCGAAACGATTATAGAAAGTGAGGTATAAAATGGCATACGAAAAAGTATTTGACAATCCATATCCAGATGGATGGGAAGACTTGCCAAATGAAACAACTCCGATTACTGCATCAGCATTGCAAGAGCACACGGATGCAATCGAGAACATTGAAGATTACTTGGAAGACAATCCGATTCAAGAATGGGCGCAGAGTGAAACCAAACCGGAATACTATTCAACGGAAATCAAAATCCATTCAGTTGCCAATCCAAATTATACTCAACAAGACTTCAATGATGGTATTTCGGCTGAATTGCAGTCTATCCCATTTGAGTATGTAAACAATGAAACGTTTGGAGAATTGGAAGACAAGGTTGATTCCCAAAAGGA